TCGTAGAAATCTTTGTGGCCTCAACCCACGCAAGGAATTCCTCGCGAATAGCGGTTGGCGCTGCGGACCATGCCGCCTTCAAGTTGCCCAACACCCGCCGCTGGTCTTTGAGAATTTCTTCCTTAGATGGAACCGCTGATTTGCGGGCAGGTTTGGATTCAGGTTGCGCTTGAGGCTTTCCCTGTCCCGGCTTCTTTGCTGCTTCCCTGGCCTTCTTCCCCTTGGCTTTCACCGCTTTAACACCATCAGCGAGGGCGGCGGCTTGCTCATCTGCGGGAAGACTCGAAACCCCCCACGCGGCATTAACGGAAATCTCGCCCGAATCGACGGCTTGCACCAACTCAGGGATGCCATCGCGCTGAACTTTCTTGGCACGGTCCAAGCTGCTTCGGCCAATCTTCATTTGGGCGGCGGCTTCGTCGCGGGTCTTGCCTTCGGGGCTAGATGCACCAATTGGTGCATCTAGATTGTGCCGGTTGGTCCCATGCTTCAAATCCGCCAGCCTCGCCGCGATCATGGACCGCTGCCCATTGGTCAGGTGGCGGCGGTGCAAGTTGTGGGACACCACGAATCCCAGCGGATCGCCGCCGAGGTATTCTTCAAAGGTAGGATCGACCCCGGCAATCTCGCAGGCGCGGTGCCGGTTGCGACCGTCTAGGATCATGTCGTCCAGCGTGGTAATTGGAGTTTGAAGCCCATTCGCTGCAATGTCGGCAGCAAGAGACTGAAGCTCCGCGTCTGGGAGCATCGGGAACAGGTTGGCGTATTCGTGGTGTTTCATGCGTTTGGAAAGTTGGCGCGGGCGGCTTCAATGGCTTTCAGCGCAATGGATCCTTCTCCACTGTAATCGTGGGAGAGGATGTGGATTTCGCACAAAGCGTCCATCAGCGCGGCGCGGTCGAGTTCCAGCTTTTGCGCAACGGCCCTGATTTGATAATCGTCGGCGGCATCGGTGATCGGCGTTTTCATCGTTGAGAGTTGAAGCGGGAAAGAAGGTTAAAGGCGACGATTGCGGTAATGTTAATCGCCGTAAAAATGAAGATGGCGGCAAGGATGCTCATGGCGCTGAGCGGTATCCGACTGGAAAGGATTCGTTGAAACGGCGAGTGCGGCGGCGGGCGGGTTTGCTGGATGCCTGGACGAGTAGGCTCGCGGCGTTCTCCCAAGTGGCGGCGGTGACGTAGTCGTTGTAGACCTTGGCCATTCTGGCCCGCTGGAGGTAGTCGGCCTCAAGGTTGGCGATCTGGGTTGGTGTCATGGTGTGTGTCGGTTGACAGCCGCACAATCCTCTCGACCGGCTCGTTTGACGAGAAAAAGCGTAAAGTTTATTTGTGTCATACAGCGGGAAAAACTTGACCGGCGAGCGAGGCTTACGGCGCGTAAGGGCGGAACGACTGGCAAGTTTTTTCGTCAGGTTTATTTTCGCGGGATGCGCCTTTTTTGTTGAGGCGGGACCGGCGGAGGGGTAGCGAGTCCGGCGCATGACAAATACCACTTACGACGACTTCGTTAAAACCAAGGGCCGCAAGGCAAAGTCTCAAGGCTTTGACCCGCTGCCAATCACCGCGCCTCTTTTCGACTGGCAGGCTCACGTCGTCAAGTGGGCGGTCAAGCAAGGACGCGCTGCCTTATTCGAGGATTGCGGGCTTGGGAAAACCCTCCAGCAGCTCGAGTGGGCGCATCAGGTAGCGATGCACACGGGCGGCATGGTGTTGATCCTCACTCCGCTCGCCGTCGCTCATCAGACGATGAAGGAAGCGACGAAGTTTGGAATTGCCGCCAAGGTGGTCAAAGACCAGGACGAATGCGCAGGCAGCGGAATCTTCGTCACCAATTACGAAAAGCTGGAACACTTCGACGCTTCGCAATTTGTCGGAGTCGTGCTTGATGAAAGCTCAATCCTCAAGAACTTCACCGGAAAGACCCGAAAGCTCCTGACTGATACTTTCGCCCATCATCCCTACCGGCTCTGTTGCACTGCTACGCCAGCGCCCAATGACTTCATGGAGTTTGGCCAGCACGCCGAGTTCCTTGGGGTGATGCCGTCGAATGAGATGCTTTCCCGCTGGTTCATCAACGACACGATGAACTTTGGCAGCTACCGACTCAAGGGCCACGCGGAGGCTGACTTTTGGGAATGGGTTTCGGGTTGGGCCGCTTGCGTTTCCAACCCTGAAGATATCGGCTTTGACGGATCGGCTTACGTCCTTCCTCAACTCACCATGACTCCGGTTTTCGTTGAAATTGACGAAACGGAAGGCGCTGACGACGGCGAGCTTTTCCGCAACCCGGAACTGAACGCTACGACGATTCACAGGGAGATGCGGATTTCCTGCCCGGCTCGATGCAAGGAAGCCGCGCGCATTGTGGCATGCACTGACGGGCCGGTTATTGTTTGGTGCAACACGAATTACGAAGCGGACGAGCTGCAAAGGTTGATCCCGGAAGCCATTGAGGTTCGGGGTAGTGACACCTCGGTGCAAAAGGAGTCCAAGCTGGAATCGTTCACGACCGGCTCGTCACGGGTCATCATCACCAAGCCAGGGATCGCAGGCCACGGCCTGAACTGGCAGCATTGCAGCACGGTGGTTTTCGTCGGGTTGACCTACTCATTCGAGGAGTTCTACCAGGCGCTTCGCCGGTCCTACCGCTTCGGCCAAAAGCTTCCGGTGACGGCATGGGTGATCCAAGGTCCGAATGAGCAAAGCATCCTTTCCGTGGTCAACACGAAGATTGACGCTCACCGGAAAATGCAGGTCGCGATGAAACAAGCGGCAAAATATCTCAGGAACGAAGACGACAAGCAACTGACAATGAAAACTGACATTACTACAAAAACGGGCGACGGGTGGACTGTGGCCAATGCCGATTGCGTCCGCTATGCGCGGTCGCTAGCTGACAACTCGATTGACTTTTCAATCTACTCGCCGCCGTTCGCCTCGCTCTACATCTACAGCGCCGATGCGCAGGACATGGGGAATTGTTCCAATGACGCGGAGTTTATGGAGCATTACAAGTTCCTGATCGCTGAAAAGATGAGAATCACAAAACCCGGTTGCCTTTCCGCTGTGCATTGCAAGAACCTCGTGAACTACACGAACCGGGACGGCAAGGCGGGGATGCGAGACTTTCGGGGTGAAATCATCCGCGCCCACGTTGAGCTTGGATGGGCTTACCATGCCGAGGTTACAATCTGGAAAGACCCCGTGATTGAGATGCAGCGGACAAAAGCGCAAGGCTTGCTTTACAAGCAGCTTCGCGGCAACTCGAAATACACGCGCACCGGCATGGCGGAGTATCTGATGATCTTCCGCAAGTGGGGTGATCCCGAGGAAATGAAGGAGAACCCGGTGACGCATTCCCGCGAGGATTTCCCGTTGGATCAGTGGCAGCAGTGGGCTTCTCCCGTTTGGATGGACATTCGGCAAACTAACGTCCTTAACGTGAGGGCCGCTCGATGCCCCTCCGACGAAAAACACCTTTGCCCTCTCCAGCTCGATGTCATCGAACGAGCCGTGACGCTGTGGTCAAATCCTGGCGATTTGGTTTATTCGCCGTTTACCGGCATCGGAAGCGAAGGCGTGATGTCGCTTGAGCTTGGCCGTAAGTTCACCGGCAGTGAGCTAAAAGAATCGTATTTCAACCAAGCTTCGCAAAACCTCGCAAACGCCAAGTCGCAGTTGACGCTGCTCTGATTTCCCCATGCCGACCTGAGCATGTCGAGAAACTGCTCGCTTACCCATCAAACAAAATGAACCGCACAAAACAAATCAAACACTGGCAAGGCATCATCGAAACCCTGACAGCCTCATACAATCGCTTAGACGATGCCTGCAACGCAGCGATCAAGGCCGGGTGCATGGACACCGAGGGCGAGCTGCACGAATCCATCTGGGGCGCATTTGAAGACGCCGTGCAAATCATCGACCCGGACGGCTGGCTTGACTGGTGGCTGTGGGACAACGGTCGCGGCGGGCACGGAATGCTGGCCGGCGCGAACGGCAAGAAGGCGAAGCCGGTCAAGACGGCAGTTCAAATGGCGCGAGTGATCGTCGATTTTAAGCACGAGCCATGAGTCACCTATCCCGATCCCTAGCCGTGATCCTGGCCGGCCATCCACGGCTCGCTAATCTGATATTCAGAATCCTGAGCCACATCGAACGCAAAAAACCATGAACGATCAACCAACCGGCATCGAAGCCCAGGTCTGCGCGGACATCGCGGCACGGCAGCGGATCGGCATTGCCAAGTATGGAATGACGCTCGCGCAAAACGATCTAGAATTGCGGGCGAGACTGCAACACGCCTACGAAGAATGCCTAGATCAAGCCTGTTATTTGAAGTGGGCGATGGAAAAACTGCCTACTGCTTCCAACGATTGCGCAGAAACTTGATTCTTTTCTTGCGGAAATCATCCGGCGGGGTAGGTTCACCGCATGTCGAACGCAACGCTCCACTTCCACTCCGCCGCCGCCAAGTCCGCCTTCATCGCTCGCAACAAAGTTTCGGCTGTTGAAATCATCAGTGAAACAAGCGCGAGCATCACAATCCTTACCGACGAGGATTTCTCCAATTCGGTTTTTGTCTTTCAAGTCACAAAACCATGAAGCTCCCACCCAGCCCGCCGCTAACCACGGCGGGCTTTTCTCCCATGAAGCTCATCCTAATCCTGGCCGCCCTCTACGCCGCCCTTGTCGCAATCAACCACCTCAACCCCGGACCCGGTGAGGCGGATGTTCGCGGACCAGCAACCACCGTGCAGCCATGAGCGCCAACCCCATCACCGACGCGCTCCGCGCCAACGTGGCCAACGCCAAGTCCAAAGCGGGCCGCAAGCTCGCGGAGGAGGAGCTGGCGCGGTGGCTGGCCAAGAAGGAGCGCAAGTCGCACACGCCATCGCCGTTCTCGAGGTTTGTGGCGAGCCTCGAGACTCAAGCGGTCAGGTAGTCGCAAAGCTTTCGTGAAGCTTTTTAGATGCATGATCGCGGGCAGCGACGGCATCTCCAAAGCTTTTGAAACGCCCGAGGAAAACGGTTTTCTTGCAATGCCCAATTTGCGCCAT